TACTTTGATGGAGGTTCGCTCCTCGTTTCAGGAGCGCTGCTCTGTTCCTGTGTCGGATTCCGTTAAGAAGCGCAAAGGCGCTTCGTCTCGTGTTGATGCTCCCGGTTTTATCGCTGATGAGGTCGATTATGCGCGAGTTTTGCGTTCTCAAGTGCTCCATAGGTTGCAAGATTTAGATGGTCAGATTGCTGATTGCCGTAACTGGCTCTCCCGACTTGATAATACATGCACTATAGACCATCGGCCTGCGTGGCTCTCTGAGTTCCGCCGCTACCAGCGTCTTTGGCCGGTGCGTCGTGTGTTTGAGGAATTCTATTTCGAGCGTCCTGCTCGTGACCCTGATGTGTGGGCCACCTTCCTTCGGGATATGGCTCGGAACGGTCGGCACAACGAGTATCTCTCTCGACTTGATGTTGAGTTAGCTAGGGCGGTGCGTGATGGCTGGTTCGTCGTCTTCGATTCGCTTACGATTGACCCTGCGAAGGAGGATGCCTTTTTTGCTGATCCTGAGGCTATCCGTGATCATGTGCGGACACTCGGTCGGCGTGTCGCTGCTGCTTGCGGACAGAAGGTCGCGTTGGGTTTTGATAATGTCTTTCGATACTTAGGCGTTCCTGAATTTGGTCGTAAGAATGGTCGGCTTCATTTCCATCTGCTCTACCTGTGTAAGAAGCTCCCGCGCGGTTCGTATGATCCTAACATCGGTCGGCATGTCCGGAATCGTCGTGAAATCGAGTCGTTTCGGTGTTGGCCGTACGGTTTTCAGTCTCCTAAAGCCTGTCGTTATTCGGATGATGCCTTCACTCGGTCGGGCTGGTTGTGGCCTGTCGATAAGCTGCGTCGGCCTCTGGTTTGCAAACCGCCTATAGCTGTGGCAAGGTATGTGGCAAAGTACATCGGCAAGTCGTTTAAGGAGCGTGACGAATGGCAGACCAGCAATCCCAGTCGCAAGGCCCAGTTCCGCCTGAGAATGACGCGGGGGTTCGGCCAGATGCCGGACTTATCGAAGCTCTCGCTCGCCGCCTTGCTGGAGATCAGCTCCCTCCACTTCTCAGTGACGAAGAGCGCAAGGCTGTTGAGGCGAAGCGCGCTGCGGACGATGAGCTTGCGACTGGCCGGTCTCTCTATCGCGGACTATTTGGGTCTCATGAACCCACAGAGGGGACTGCTAGAGCGTTTGCGCGCTTTGACGGCAAGCTTTCCTTCCCCCAACCTGCGGAATTCTATCGGCGAGTTGATACCGAAGTTGCGAAGGACGGATATATCTGATGAGGTCGTCGCCTTCATCGCAAGCGTGCCCTCCCTCGAAAAGGATCGAGTTCCGCTTTCGGCCAAGTAGCTTCTCGCGCACTCGGATACAGGACGACCTCCTGTTGCTCGGTCGTTCTCATCATCTGGACGACTCTCAATGGTTCAGCGCTTTGGAAAGGATGGCTGAGAAATGGATATGAGATATGCCGCTTCTGTCGCGGCTTTGAAGATTCTGGGAGGTGGCTCGAATGTGGCGTTGGATAAGGATGAAATCGAGTTCATCATGGGCCAGCGTCTCTGGCTCGCTCAGGAACGGGCTCGCGTTCGTCGTGGGGTTGAGGCCTTTGCTTTTGGCGCTCTTGATGTTCTCGGCCTGCCGCGCTTCCCTCTTCCTGCTGAGTTCGTCGCTTGTGTCATCGCAACGATCATCCATCCGTCGAATTGGACGGTTGCTTGCGTGGTCATGTCGGGCGCCGAGTGGTCCGAAGATGTGGTTATGAATCGGTCCGACCCGCTTCGGGCTGATGTCCTGTTTTCTCATGTGCTCCGGATCGCGGGCGGGGCGGAATTCGAGGTCGATAATGTCGAAGCGAAAGTCAGGCAAAGGTACCGGAAGCAGTCACTCGATCAGGGCCAAGGGTAACTCGGCCAAGCGTCGCGTCTTCTATGTCGGTGGTCGTCAAATCTGAGGTCTGGAATGGCACGGGATTCTAATCGGGGTAGTGTGGAGCGCGGTCGGGAAGACCTTGGCCACTTGATTTTTACTTGTGGTGCGGTCGGTCGGTTGCAGACCCTGAGCTGTATCCCGTGCTTGCCCGGTGATGGCGTCGAGCTTGATCTTGTCGGCGCGCTTCGCCTGTCTCCTCTTCGTCGGGGTATGGCCGTCGATTCGGTCGTTGATATCTGCACGTTCTATGTTCCCCATCGGCACGTGTATGGCGACGTCTGGATGGACTATATTGAAGAGGGTTACGACGAGTCCCAGACGCTGACTACCGAGACCTTTGCTTCCGGTCAGCCTGTCGATTGCTTTGGCTGTGGCACGGTCGGGACCGGCGTCCCTCTGCCGTCTTGGTATCGCGTCGGCTATCAGGCGATTTGGAACAACTTCTTCCGCGCTCCTACCATCGTCGCTGAGCGCACTGACCCCCTGACTGCTTGGAATGATCAGGAAAAGCAGTATGGCTTGGCCTGCATGAAGCTCAAGAACTATTGGACGACTCTGCTCAAGAACGGCGTCACTGCGGCGGATTACAACGTGTCGGCTGCCGGTGCGGTCGTCTCTCTCCTCGATATTGATCAGCAACGCGGTTACCTTCGGACCGAGCAAGAGCGCGAGTTCTTCAATATTCGTTATCGGGATATCATTTCGTCCCTCGGTGGTAAGACGACTATCGACGCGGACAAGCGTCCTGATCTGCTGATGCGCTCTACGGTCTGGGCGTCTGGTTATGATGTCGATGGTACGTCTGAGGCTTCGTTGGGCCAGTTCTCCGGTCGTGTGGTGCAGTCCTTCCGTCATCGTGTTCCTCGCTGGTTTGCGCCGGAGCATGGCAATATCTGGACTGTGGCGCTGCTTCGCTTCCCGGTCGTTCATGAGCAAGAGAATCCCTTCTTCCTGAACAATCCGAACCCTACCTACGCCCAACTTGCCGGTGATCCTGAGATCGTGTCGTCTCAGCCTCCCTACGGCCTGCGGCTGTCTGATGTTTTTTCGACCTCGGCGGACAACACCATTCGGGGCTATATCCCCTTCGGGAACTGGTACCGCACTCACCCGTCGCTTGTGCACTCGGATTTCGACGCCCTGAACGGCTTCCCTTGGGAATTCGCCCTGCCGAACTCGGATACCGATATGGTCATGCTGAATCCGGATTACTATGACACGGTGTTCCAGACTCAGCAGCTCAAACACTGGCAGATTCACGCTCGGATGAACGCTCCTTGGATGCGTCGCCTGCCGTCGGCTCGGTCTTCTCTGATGATGGGGTCTTAAGATGTTTCAGCAGTATCTCACCGAGCACATGGCGTCTTTTTCGCCTTTCGTCGCTCCGACCTATGTGGTCAACGCTGCTCCGCACTTTCGGAATTGCGCCGCTGCTGGGTCGATGTCTCAGGCGCTTAACGGTCGTGTTGCTGGCACTCCGGTGGTCAATGACTATCTTTCTTTTGGCGCTCTCTGCGCTGATCCTGATCGCCGCGGGCCTATGGTCCTGAGCTATGAGTTTCAGTTCTGTTCGCAGAATGCCGGTGCCTTCCTGATCCTGCCCTTGCTTATCGATCGGCAGGGTGTCACTGGTTTGGCTGCCAATGCCATCACGCTCTATTCGGCCCTGACTGACGTGGCTTGGCGTCTCCCGCCTCTTACCCCCTACCATGTGGTGAACAACGCCACCACGTTCGGCTTTAAGGGCGCTATGCGGGTCGATACCTCGATTACGTCGGCCACTCCCTCGATCACTGTGCGTGAGTTCGGCGTCGGTGCCTGTATCAAGCTCGGTGCTGGTGGCGGTGAGTTTGCGTTCTCTGCCCAGGTGCGGCTGCATGATGATCAGCCGTCCTTCTTCCAGCCTGGTAAATAATGGGCCTCTCTCCCGTCATGGCTGCTATTCTCCCGAACATGGTTTCGGGGTTGTTTGGCGGTCTTTTTGGCAAGCGTGCTGCTCCTGAGACTCCCGTTGATGCTGGTGTCCAGTCGGCTATGGGCGGCTCTGCGCCGGCTCCTATGGGTTTCAATCCTGTTGGTGGTAAGACCTTTAAGGACCTCCTTAATCAGGGTATTTCGGAGGGTGTTTCCTCTCTCGTCGGTGCTCGTGTTAATCGCTGGCAGGCTAAGAATGCTGGTCAGGATTCGCGGGCTTATTTGCAGTCTCAGTTTCCTGAGCTCAATCCTTGGGAATTGGCTGGTGCCGGTGCTACTGATGCCGGTGTTGGTATGGCTGGCCAAGACACTCAGCGTGATCTTCAGGACAAGGAACTTAAGACGCGGATCGGCATGCAAGATCAGCAGATCGGCTTCGGTAAGGAGCAGCTCGCTACTCAAGAGCGGATGAATGCTGTCTCTGCCGCTGCTGGTATCGCTTCTGCCTCTATCGGAGCTGGTCCTGCTTGGGGTGCTCTTCCGTCCCTCGAGATGTCTCGTGAGGCTGAGGCTGAGGCCTCTCGTGCTCGTGCTAACGCCTCTGACGCTGATGCTGCGTTTTCGCTTGATCAGAACAAGCGTGCTTGGGCCTCTTCGCTCGTGAATGCCATCCTGTCGCCCTATTCGTCTAATGCGGGCGTTGCTGGTCCTGACTCGTCTTTTCGTCGTGATGCCATTGGCGCTCTTGCTGCGCAGGGTATCACTAACGGTGTCTCGTCCCTCGTTAACTCTGGCGGTGCTGGTAAGCTCTGGAAGTGGGTTTCCTCTTTGGCCAAGCCAAAGGGTTCTGCCTCTACTGCTCCTGCTGCTTCGGGATCTGGCTCTCTCATCGAGTAGCCCCCCCTTCCTTATTCTAAGCAATTTTCTTGCGTGTTTTCGTCTAGATCCGGTGACGTTCCAGCGCCGGAGGCGCTAATTTACCGGTCTTCGTGTAGCTCGTAGAGCGTAACACCGAGGGGCCCCCGAAGGGGGTTTCGGTTTTTCGATTCCGCGTACTAGCGGAATCGTCTTTTGTAGCTGTGCTATCCTCTTGTATCTGTTGGTTTTTATTTCTTCTGTTGTTTTTCTGTATCTGTTGGTTTTTATTTTTTTGGCTTCAGACTATTTTGTCTATGTCGTTTTGAAGTCCTTTCTTATCCTTATGTTATCTGTTGGTTTCATTAGGTTTTCTTATGTCTATGTCTCCTTCATTATCTGAGCTAATCTTAGCTCGTTTGATGTCTCGTGATGCTGTCTTTGTTCGTGAGCGTTTTAAGAGCGAGCGTGCTTCTCAGGAATTTTGTGATTTCGAGTTTTCTTGGGAAACTGCGCGTCGTCGGTCTCGTCGTGGACAGTGATTTCGTCACTCCTGACGGTGAGGTCCTCGATCCCTTTATCTGTGCCTCGGTTGAGGCTCTTGGTTTTCAGGCCGGGCGGTACGTGCCCGGCCTTTCTGCTTGGATCGACGTTCGCTGTCGTCTCAATACTTTGATGGAGGTTCGCTCCTCGTTTCAGGAGCGCTGCTCTGTTCCTGTGTCGGATTCCGTTAAGAAGCGCAAAGGCGCTTCGTCTCGTGTTGATGCTCCCGGTTTTATCGCTGATGAG